CATGAACGGAAGCACCGCACAAGGCGTCGACCAGACAGTAAAAGGCGGCGTCCTCGGACTGTTTACCTACTTCGGCGCCAAGTACAACGTCGACCCGGGCTTGCTCGCCGTTGCAATGCCGCTACTCGCCGGCGTCATGGCGTTCATATCCTCAAAAATTGGCGACCCGCACCTGGCGTCGCTATTCAGCGGCAAGAAAAACGACGCCGCAAAATAATGCCCGCGCCGTACGTCGTACCGACCTACCCGGTCACGGCCGGCAAATTACCAGGCACCGAAGAATGGGCTCGACAAGCTGCAACACATTCGCAAGGCGCGCTCTGGAATAACGGCACGTGGGTGCAGCGCGACATTCGCGGCAAGCCCGGCCAAGTGTCGAACCATGCGCGAGGCGTAGCCCTCGACTTGTCTTACCGTTACTACCCAGCACAAAACAAAGGCACCAGCAACGGCCGCCAAAAGTCCTTGGAATTCATGCGGCACGCCCTCACAAATTGGCAAGACCTTGGCATAGCCCTAGCGATTGACTATTGGCCCGAACCGTTCGGCCGTTCATGGAAGTGCGACCGCCAAGCCTGGCGCAAAGCCTTAGCGCCTACATTCAGCGGCGCCCCGAAGGGCGACTGGTGGCACGTAGAAATCACCCTAGAACTGGCCAAGGACCCCGAAGCGGTCCGCGAAGCGTTCGCCAAGGTATTCACCACCGCATAACACTGACCCGCTACCGTCGGGGGTACAACTCAAAAGGAAGGCAGCAACCTGATGACCGACACAACCCCCGAGCCCGTCGTAATATTTTACGAAGTGTTCACCGGCACCATGCCCGACGGGCAGCGCGTAATGGTGCAACTATTCCGCAAGAAAGGCGAGGACCGTTCGATGTTCGCCCAGTTGGCATTCCGTTCAGATAACTGGGCTACGTGGTCCGCACCTATCCGCTTAGACGATATGCACAGCCTCACAGAAACCCCGGTGGCATGAAACTAAGCGTCCTCACGTTCTCGGGCCTTATTCTGGCGGCCACAGCGGTTTCGTTCTACATTGCCCCGCTACCGGACGCCGACCGGATAGCCCCCGCAGTGTACGCAACCACCCCTACGGCACCCCAAAACAGCGCTCCACAGCCCGTTACAGACCCCGAAACACCACCCCCCGCCACAACTACCCCTCCTAGTTGTGAAGCGTTCGTATCGCTTGCCTACACCCTGGGCTGGCCCGCCGAAGAACTCGACACCCTGGCCACAGTCATGCGACGCGAAAGCGCGTGCCAACCTGACGCAATCGGCGACCGGACCCGCGGCGGTTCGTTCGGCCTGATGCAGGTGCACATTCCTACGTGGTGCCTACGGTCAAAATATTGGCCCGAAGGTTGGCTAGGCGTTCACGGTTCAATAGGCCCCGACGATTGCACCGGGCTACTAGACCCCGCCACAAACCTGGCGGCCGCCTTACTTATTCAACGCGAAGGCGGGTGGTCACAGTGGACCACGTACCGACCATGAGCCGCTGGCAAGACATCGAGACAATAGTGGCCGACTTGGCAGACCTGGCCGATAACAGCCCCGACCACCACACCGCGCTCACTGCCGCCCGGGCCCTTTCGGTTATCACGTGGCAAATTGCAGTCGTGGAAGAACTAAAAGGCACCGTCGCAACCTTGGAACACTGGGCAGGTGTTCGCGCTTGACGTACCGCACCTACGAAGAACAGCAACTTCGCAAAGGCGTGTTGGTGCCAGTAATGCCGCACGAAGTTACAAAACTACGCGAACACGCACAGCAAGTTCGAGACAACGCCGCACTGTTAGGCGCTAAACACCGACACGCCTGGGCACCTAACAGCGAAGAAGAACAGCGCCGCCAACTTGTCGGCTGGATAGGTGAACTAGCACTTGCCAAACACCTAAAAGTGCCGTACGAATTCGCAGTGAACTACGACAAAACACGCCACGACGTTGCAGGCCTCGAAGTACGCAGCACCGAACACTTCAACGGCCACCTAATCACCTACCCCGACGACAAAGCCGCGCCGTTCGTCCTTGCATTAGTGCACCGTATTAGTTTCTACAAGTTCGACGTCGTGCTTGCCGGGTGGATTGACTCAGCCGACGCCAACACCCCCGAACACTGGCGCACCGATATGCGGGCCCCCGGCTACTTCACGCCGCAAGCCGCGCTGCACCCCATGGCTACACTTCGACACACCAAACAAACGAGAGGCAGCAACCTATGGCTTGGCAACTGAATGACTACGTGGACGTACCACACCGCCTGAAAATGTTGGCGGAGAAATTTCCAGACGTTCGCATAATTGAAAGCGGGCCAATAGTGCGCGAAGTAGGCGGCCGCACATTCATCGAAGTCAAAGTGACGGCGTGGCGTTCACCCGATGACCAACACCCTGCGGTCGCATTCTGTTGGGAGCCCTTTCCAGGTGATACGCCGTACACCCGCGACAGTGAACAGATGAACGCCGCCACGTCAGCACTTGGCCGACTAGTAGCCATTATGTTGCCCGGCGCGTTCGCAAAACTTGCTAGCACTAACGAAGTGTTCAACCGTGCAGGCCCGCCAAGCAAAACGCGCGGCCCGGTGCCGGTAGTAGGTGGCGGCCGTGAACCGTTCGATGATGAGCCAACGCACGAGCAGCAGATTGAAACAATCGTGGCACGCGAGCAAGAAAAAAAGAAAACAGCAAGCGCAAGCAGCGCACTAACGCAGCCGCAAATGAAGATGTTGGGGGCAACCGCTAGGCGTAAGGGCCTAACCGTTGCCGAAGATGTTAGGCAGTTCTGTGCCGACGTAATTGGCCGCGATATTACTAGCGCCCGCGACCTAACCAAAAGCGAGGCCAGCGAAGTGATAGACAAATTGACCGCATTACCCGACCAGATTGTGAAGGCCTAAGATGCCAAATATTGTGCACGGCGAAGCCCCCGTCTATTACGAAGACGAAAGCGTGCAACTAATTCACGGCGACGCCCTTGACGTAATGGTGCAGCAGGCACGCGCCGGGTTGCAAGTGGACGCCGTCGTAACCGACCCGCCTTATTCGTCGGGTGGTGCTATGCGTTCAGACAAAATGCGCGACGTAGTGGACAAGTACGCCTCCAGCGGTGTCGCACGTGACTACACCACATTCGACGGCGACCACCGCGACCAACGCGCATATTTCGCATGGTCACACTTGTGGCTGAGCCTGGCGCGCAATATCACGGTGCCAGGCGGCGACCTACTCGCGTTCATAGATTGGCGACAGTTGCCAACTTTGTCGGACGCCGTACAGTCAGCCGGGTGGCAGTGGCAAGGCGTAGGCGTATGGAACAAAGGCTTCGGACGCCCTAACCGTGGAAGGTTCACAGCCGGCCACGAACTAATCCTGCACGCAACGAACGGCCCAAAAGAACCCGTGGAACGGTACACACCGGCAGTGTTCAGCGCACCTATCGAACCCGACAAAGTGCACCTATCGCAGAAACCCGTGGCAGTAATGGAATGGTGTTTAAATATCATCGCCCCTACCGCTAAGGTTCTCGAACCGTTCGCAGGTTCGGGCACCACCATGGTGGCAGTAAAAGCAACAGGCCGCTATTGCATAGGCATAGAAGCAGATAGGCAACACCTAGAAACGATTGCGCGACGTTGCCAAGAAACGCTGCGGTTTATCTAACAAAACTGAATAGGACCCGAAAGGGCGCGACGCCTCGCGGAAGAAGGCGTGCAGGTGAAAACCCTCGGCGACTAATCCTCGTCAGTTCGGCCGTCAGATAGCCAGGGCAAGCCCGCGCGCATGAACACGGCGTGCGGCGAGTGTGAACCGTGCTTATCCAACGGTCGGCGTGGGCCCTGGGCAACTTGTGCCTGAGTAGTATCACCGACAAACGAAAGCAGCAAGATGAAACACAACAGCCGACACAAACACTTCGCAACACTCAACACGTGCAACCTGAAAGCAAGCGCAACGCGCGCGCTAGGCCAAGCGAAGCGCGGCAGGCCCTAGACCTATGAGCAAGCGAACAGCGAACCCGACCTACCGCAAGAACCGC